GCAGTGGGGCACCGACGACGATTACCTCTACACCTACACCGCGCAGCAGCTCGGCCTGACCATCGTCGAGATCGTGCCCGACGCGCCCCCCGTGGCCGACGAGCCCGCGCCCGTGGTAGAGGGCTGAGCATGGACGCAAAGACCGCTTTCCAGAACCTCGCCAACCTCGCTGCGCACGCGACGAAATCCGGCATCCTCGAGATGCACCACGTCGTGGCGCTTCACGAGTCGCTCACGGTGCTTGCTGGCGCGCTCGGCATCGAGCCGACGAAGAGCGAGGCGCCCGTGGTGCCTGCTCCGGCGAACGAGTAGCGATGGCCACCACGAAGGCCGCGCTCAAGTGCAACAGCCCGAAGCGAACGCCGGGCCATCCGAAGAAGTCGCACGTCGTGAAGGCGTGCGAGGGTGGCAAGGAGAAGCTGATTCGCTTCGGGCAGCAGGGTGTCAGCGGCTCGCCTCCGTCGAAGGGGGAGAGCGACGCCGACAAGAAGCGCCGCGCGTCCTTCAAGGCTCGCCACGCGAAGAACATCGCGAAGGGCAAGATGAGCGCGGCGTGGTGGGCGGACGCCGTAAAATGGAAGTGATGCCAAGTGGTAACGTGCTACCACTTGGCACATGCCGAACTTCAATCTGAGTGTCGAAACGACGTGTCCAAGGTGTAAGCAGACGCGAATGGCTCGCGGCGATGCCGTGAGAAAGGCGCAACGCCAAGGCCGCGAGTTCTTCTGCAAACCGTGCAGGAACCAAACGAGATTCGACTCGACGCCTCATCCGACAAAAGGAACCGGCATCAAGAACGACCCGCTCAAAGTAGATGCGTACAAGAGCTTTTGCAGGGCAAAGCGCAGGACAAAGCAAGGCGCCGCGCATCACCCGGCATACGCCAGCGTCGAGTTCAGGTTCGCCAGCTTCGACGAGTTCTTCGCCGAGCTTGGTCCACGTCCTGAAGGGTGCTCGGTCGACCGCATCAACCCACTTGGGCATTACGAACCGGGCAACGTTCGATGGGCGACCGTGCTAGAGCAAGCGGCGAACAGGATGCCGAGAAACTACTGGAAGTGAAATGGCAGCCATCCCCATCCTCGCCGGAATCTACGCGAACACGTCGCCCGACTTCCGCACCGCCTACCCGGTGAACATGGTTCCCGTGCCGAAGGCGACGGGCATCAGCGAGGCGTACCTGCGCCCCGCCGACGGCATCGTGAGCGAGGGCACGGGACCGGGCACGGACCGCGGCGGCATCAACTGGAACGGCAACCTGTACCGCGTCATGGGCTCGAAGCTCGTGCGCATCGACCCGCTCGGCGGCGTACACGTCATCGGCGACGTCGGCCTCGGCGGCTACGTCACGTTCGATTACAGCTTCGACCAGCTCGCGGTCGCCTCCGGCGGCAAGCTCTACTACTCAAACGGAACGACGCTCACGCAGGTCACCGACCCCGACCTCGGCGTCGTCGTCGATTTCTGTTGGGTCGACGGCTACTTCATGACGACGGACGGCGAGTTCCTCATCGTCACGGAGCTCAACGACCCGACGCAGGTGAACCCGCTGAAGTACGCGAGCAGCGAGGCGGACCCCGATCCCGTCGTCGCGCTGGTGAAGGTGCGCAACGAGGTGACGGCGCTCAACCGCTACACGATCGAAGTCTTCGACAACGTGGGCGGCGTCGGCTTTCCGTTCCAGCGCATCGAAGGCGCGCAGATCATGAAGGGCTGCGTCGGCACGTTCGCGTGCTGCGCCTACCAGGAGTCGATCGCGTTCCTCGGCGGCGGTCGAAACGAGGCGCCGGGCATCTACATCGGAGCCAACGCGGTCGCGAACAAGATCTCGACGCAGGAGATCGACGAGCTCCTCGCGACGTACACGGAGACGCAGCTCGCGGGCGCGAAGCTCGAGGCGCGCAACGACCGGGCGCATCAGTGCCTTTACGTCCACCTTCCCGACCGCACGCTCGTCTTCGACGCGGAGGCCTCGAAGGCGCTTGGCGCCCCCGTGTGGTTCGTGCTGACGAGCGCGCTTCAGGGCTTCGCCGAGTACCGCGCGCGTAACTTCGTGTGGGCGTACGACCGCTGGAGCGTCGGCGACCCGCAGAGCGCGGCGTTCGGCTACTTCGCGCACGACGTTTCGACGCACTGGGGCGCCCGCGTGCGGTGGGAGTTCTCGACGCCCATCGTCTACAACGAGAGCGCGGGCGCCATCTTCAACGAGCTGGAGCTCGTCTCCCTGCCGGGCTCCGTACCCTTCGGCACCGACCCGACGATCTCGACGAGCTACAGCCTCGACGGCGTAACCTGGTCCGTCGACCACTTCGTTCGCGTCGGGCAGTGGGGCAACCGTCGACACCGCATCGCGTGGCGTCGTCAGGGGCACATGCGCAACTGGCGCATCCAGCGCTTCCGCGGCGACTCGTACGCGCACCTCCCCGTCGCGCGCCTCGAGGCCGCGCTCGAACCGCTGGTGTGGTGATGGCGATTCGACGCCTCGGCCTCACCCGCGACCAGCTGGCGAAGTTCCTCGTCGAGCACGAGCAGATCCGCCAGTTCGAGCTCCTCTTCTCGGCTGTCGACGAGATTCAGACGACGAGCCTCGACGCGGTGACGTTCGACGTCGGCGCCGCCCTCGCTGGCGTGAACAAGCTGGCTGGCGTCGTCGCGCAGTTGGCCCAAGACGGGGCGATCGAGGCGTCGACCGCCCTCTCGGTCGCCCAGGCCGCAGAGCGCGCTTTAAACGCCGTCTCCGACCTCGCAATGGTCGGTGCGACGTTGCCGCCGGTCCCGCCGCTGAAGCGCAAGGGGCTCGGCACGTTCGCGTCGAACGTCGACCAGGTTGCCCTGCTGCCGAACGTCGCTTACCCCGTCACCTTCGACACGGTGGACGTAGAGCGCGGCATCTGGCGAGACTCGGTGAACACCTCGCGCATCTACGTCGCCGACGGGGCGTTCTACAACTTCCAGTTTTCCGCGCAGCTCGACAACACCGACCCGAACGCGCACGTCATGTGGATTTGGCCGCGCATCTCTGGCGTGGACGTGCCCGATTCGGCCTCTCAGGTGCGGATTCAGGGCAACAACGCGGAACTCGTCGCGGCGTGGAATTGGGTGCTAGAGCTGAAGCCCGGCGACTACTTTGAGCTCATGTACGCCGTGAACGACGTTGCGATCCGCATGGAGCACTTCGCAGCGGCGGGCGTCGTCCCCGAGATCCCCTCCGTCATCCTGACCGTAACCAACGACATCTGAGGCGCCATGGCCGTCACTCCCTCGCAGATCATCGCCCCGGCCTTCGTGCCGAACGTCAAGGGCACCGCGTACACGTCGACCGCGGCGAAGACGCGCATCGACTACATGGCGTGGACGAACACGACGGCGAACAACGTGACGCTCACCATCTGGCTCGGGCCGATCGGCGCTTCGGAGCGCATCGACGCGAAGACCATCCTCCCCGGCGAAACGTATCTTTGCCCGGAGGTTATCGGCGCGCTGCTCATGCCCGGCGAGCTGATTCAGTGGCAGTGCAGCGCGGCGACCGCGCTTTACGGCTCCGCGAACGGCGTTCAATTCACCTGACACGCGACAAGGTAAGCAGCCATGATGATGCTCGGTATCCCCGTCGAAAAGCCGTTCCCGTCGACCAGCGAGAACAAGAAGAACACGCTGATGGTCATTCAAGACTGGATGCTCGGCCCCGAGCAGCCGTCGAACGAGCGCGGCGCGAATGGCGAGTACTGGCGCGGGCTCGCGAAGGCGATGCAGGTCGACGAGGCCGAAGCGCGCCGTCGTCGCTGCTCGAATTGCGAGTACTACGACAACACGCCGGACACGCAGCTCAAGATGGAGCGCATCCCGTGGAACCAGTGGGACGTGGGCGCGGGCTTCCGTGGCTTCTGCACGAAGTTCTCTTTCGTGTGCCACGACCTGCGCAGCTGTCAGGCGTGGGAAGAGAAGGAGTTCGAGGAGGATTGATGGATCTTGCGACGACCGGAAGCGCAGCGATCGAAGCGCGCGCAGTGGAGAAGCTCGAGGGCGCGATGCTTGCGCTTCCTCAGGCTGATTGTCCGGTCGCGCACATCTTCGGTCCCGGCGTCTACATCCGCCAAGTGTCGATGAAGGCTGGAACGTTCGCGATCGGGCATCGGCAGAAGCACGAGCACCTGAACGTGATTCTTTCTGGCGCCGTTGCCGTCGTCACCGACGAAGGCGTGCGCGAGATGCGCGCTCCGCTCGTCTACGTGGGCAAGCCTGGGCGCAAAGTCGGCTACGTGCTCGAAGATTGCGTCTGGCTCAACGTCTACGCGACGAACGAGACGGACGTCGAGACGCTCGAACGCACCTTCATTGAGAAGGACGCGACGTTCCGCGAGATGGAAGAGCTCTCGTGGAAGACTTCTGTCGCCGCGACACAGGTCGACCGCGACGATTACGAGGCGACGTTGTGCGAAGTCGGGATCCCCGAATCCGTCGCGCGCGCACAGTCGGAAAACAAAGCCGATCAGATTGCGATGCCGGAGCAGTGGGCAACGCGGTTCACGGTCAGGGCTTCGCCGATCGAAGGCCGTGGCGCCTTTCTTTCCGAGTCGGTGAAGGCTGGCGAGTACATCGCACCCGCGCGCATCGACGGCAAGCGGACGCCCGCCGGTCGCTTTGTGAACCACGCGGCCATTCCAAATGCTCGGTTCGTGAAAGATGAGCGCGGCGACGTTCACCTGATTGCGCTACGAGACATCGTTGGTTGCGTTGGTGGCAGCGTCGGCGAAGAAATCACCGTCAACTATCGGCACGCGCTCGCCCTATCTGGTATCGTCTCCCGCGAGGTTTAACCATGTCAGCAATTGCAACCGCAGTCGTTGCGGGTTCGGTCATCACCGGAGTAGGCGGTTACTTTGCGCAGAAGGGCGCAGCCGAAGAAGCAGCGGGTGCGCAGCGTTCCGCAAGCGAGGCCGCAATCGCCGAGCAGCGTCGCCAGCAGGCCGAGATGGAGCGCCTCCTTTCGCCGTACATGCAGGCGGGACAAGGCGCGCTCGGCGCGCAGCAGGCGCTGCTCGGGCTTAGCGGCCCCGAGGCGCAGCAGGCCGCGATCTCGCAGCTCGAACAGAGCCCGCAGTTTCAGGCAATGGTCGAGCAGGGCGAGACGGCAATCCTTCAGAACGCCAGCGCGACCGGCGGCCTTCGCGGTGGCAACACGCAAGCGGCGCTCGCGCAGTTCCGCCCGCAGATGCTCTCGCAGCTCATTCAGCAGCAGATGGCGCAGCTCGGCGGCATGGCGGGCATGGGGCAGCAGAGCGCGCTCGGCGCCGCGGGCTACGGCCAGCAGGGCGCGCAGGGCGTCATGGGCCAGCTTGGCGCCATGGGGCAAGCGCAGGCCGGTTCGGCGCTCGCGCAGGGTCAAGGGATGTCGAACCTCTTCGGCGGTATCGGCGGCGCGCTCGGCACACTCGGCGGGCTCGGAGCGATGGGAAGGGGGCCGTTCGCCCCCAAGGCGTGAACGAGGAACACCATGGCACAGCCTTTCAGCTACATGCTCAACGTGCCCAACCCCGCGGAAGCGGTGACGGGCGGTCTTCAGCAGGGCGTCAAGCTCGCCTCGATGATGGAGCGCGCCGACCTCATGGCGGCGCAGCGTCGGCAGACCGACATCGAAAATCGCGGCCTTCTCGCAAAGCAAGCGCGCGCGACCGAGTTTCAGAACGAACTCGGAAAGCTCTCGTCGGAGGGCTTCAGCGCGCGCGGGCTCAACGAGCTCATGATTAAGTACCCGGAGGCTTCGGAGCAACTCAAGGCGCAGTACGCCAACTTGAGCACGCAAGAGAAGCAGTCGCGCATCGATACGCTTTCGCCGATTGTCGCCGCGGTGAACGCCGGAGACAACGCAAGCGCGCAGATCGAAATTCAACGAACGATCGACGCCTTCAAAAACTCGGGCAAGACGCAGGAGGCCGACGCTGCTCAGCGCATGAGTGAGCTTCTGTTTCAGAACCCCGCGGCTGCGCGAACCATCATGAACACGTCGATCGCTGCCGCGATGGGGCCGGACAAGTATGCCGAAGTCTTCGGCAAGCTTGAAGACCAGCGGCGGGACCAAGAGATTCAGCCTGCCAAGGTCGCCAAGGCAATCGCCGAGGGCAAGATCGCCGAAGTCAAGGCGCAGTATCAAGAGCAGGTCGAGAAGGCTGAAATCGCGCTGAAGGGCGCGCAGACGACGCAGGCGAAGGCGTCCGCTGGCGCGTCGTACGCGAGCGCGAAGAAGTCGCTCGCCGAGATCGACCGCATCAAGGAGATGACGCCAGCGGAGCGCGATAAGGTCATCGCGGAGACCGAGAAGCTGCGCGCTGAAGCTGCGGTGAAGCGCGGCGAAGGAACGTCGGCCGGAGCGCTCGACGCGGGGCAGCGCGTGCTCGACACCGTGCAGTCGCTTCGCGGCATGGGCGGCGGAAACTTCAAGGTTCTCAGCGACATCGCCGGACCTGTTCGGGGGAAGCTGCCGACGGTTACGGGCACGTCAGCGGACGCCGAGAGTGCGATCGAGACGCTGAAGTCGCAGGTGTTCTTGCAGCAGATCAAGAACATGAAGGGCATGGGCGCGCTCTCCGAGAAGGAGGGCGACCGTCTCGCCGCATCGGTCGCGAACCTGAGCCTCACGCAGTCGCCGGAGCAGCTTCGGAAAAACATCGAGTACATTGAATCGACGACGACCGCCGCGATGGAGAAGCTGCGCGGAATGGGCGGCGCTCCTGCTGGCGAAGCCGCACCCGCCGCTGGCGCCGATGTTCGCGCACAGGCCGACGCAATCCTCCGCGGAGGTAAGTGATGGCAACCGCTGACGAATACGCCGCTTGGATTGTGGCAAACGCCGCGAAGAAGGGCACGCCCGAGTTCGAGACGGTGGCCAAAGCCTACGAGATGGCGAAGGGCGAGGTCGCAAAGCCAGCCGCCGCAGAGCCCGCGCCGACGGGGCGCCGCATCACTTCGTTTCAGCGCGGACCCTCGCCAGAGGACATGGCGGCAGCGCAGGCAACGGCAGCGGAGCCCGCGCCTACCGGTCGACGCATCGCGTCTTTCCAGCGAGGCCCGTCGGAGGAAGACCTCGCCGCCGCTCGTGCGCAGCAGGCGCCCGCAGGACCGCCCGAGACGACCGCCGCGGGGCTCGCTGGCGCCGTCACACGCGGCGTCGCCCCTGCCGCCGTCATGGCTGGCCTCGGAGCCCTCGCGGCGCCCATCGTGGGCGTTCCTGCGCTCGCTGGCGCTGGCATTGGCGCCGCTGCTCTCGGCGCGTCGCAGCTTCTCGGGCTCGACACCGGCTTCACGCAGCAGCTTCAGGGCCTTCTCTCGAAGGCCGGTGTCGCCGAGCCGCAGACGGCGACCGAGCGGCTTTTGCAGGCCGCAGCGGGCGGGCTCTCAAGTGGCGTCGGCGGCGTCGCTGCGGGTCAGGCGCTCATGAAGACCGCCGCGCCGGTGGCTCAGGCTGCCGGAGCGATGCTCGCCGAAGCGCCTGCGTCGCAGGTTGCAGCGGACATCGTTGGTTCGAGCGCTGCTCAGGCTGCGTCGGAGCTCGGCCTCGGCCCTGGCGGGCAGATCGTCGCCGCCATCATCGGCGGTGGCGCTGGCGGCAAACTGCCCGCGTCGGGTCGCGCGGTCCCGAGCCCGCTTACCGCTGGCGAGTTCGGCAAGCAGGCGAAGCGCGCGGTCGAGGGGCCGTTCGCGGAGCGCGCTCTCGGTCGACTCGCGACCGAGGTGCAGGCGGACCCGGAGACGATTGCGGCAGCCGAGCGCCTCGGCGTGACGCAGTACCTTCAGCCTGACCACATCACGACGAGTCAGGTTGTGCGCGAGATTGGGCAGGCGGTGAAATCGCGCCCCGGCTCGGCGGCTCGTGCAGCGGAGATGGAAGGGCTTGCGCAGGTCGGCGAGGTCGCCGCCAAGCTCATCGACGACGTTGGAGGAACGCGCGACCTCTCGACGCTAAACGAGCGCGTGCGCTCGGGTATCAAGCAACAGGCGGCGGCGCTCAAGGGCAAGTCGGACGCACTCTACGGCGAGATCGCGCAGGCGATCCCGTCGAACACGCGAGTTCGCGCCGACAAAACGCTCGCCTACATTCAGCAGCGCGCGAAGGAGATGAACGGCGTCGAGAACCTCACGCCGATCGAGAAAGAGTTGCTCTCGAAGCTCACGCCACAGCAGATTCCGTCGAAGAGCGGAAAGTCGGTGCGCGAGATCCCGCCGACTTACGCGCTCGTGGACGAGCTCCGCAAGGACGTCGGCGAGATTGCGGGCGGTCCCGGCCTCGTGCCTGACCGAAGCACGCGCGTCGCGAAGGAGCTTCGTGAGCTCATGACGCAGGATCAGGAGGTCGCGGCGCAAGCTGCTGGCGTCGCTGACAAGTGGACGCAGGCGAAGGAAGCCGTGAAGCTGCGCAAGGGCCTCGAGGACGACATGGCACTGCTCTTCGGCAAGGAGTTCGACGAATCGCTCGTGACGAAGCTCACGACGTCGACGACTGGACTCTCGAAGGGCGACGCCGATCGCTTCGCGAAGATCATCAAGGCGATTCCCGACAACATGCGCAAGGATGTCGTCGCATCGGCGCTCGGGACCGCCTTCGGCAAGGCGACGAAGAACGGGGAACTGAACTTCAACACGTTCGCCAAGTTCTACGACGGTCTCACGCAGAATAAGCAGGCAGCGGCGGCGCTCTTCTCCAACTTGCCGCCGAGCGCAAAGGCGCGCTTCGACGATCTCGCGAAGGTGAGCAAGGCGATCGCGCAGGCGACGCGCGAGAACATCCCGACTGGTCGGATGATGGACACGCAGCAACAGCTGAAAGAGGCCGACGGAATCGCGGACATGCTTTACTCGGTCGCCGCGAAGGGCGCGATCGGTATCCCCATCGAAGCCATGTCGTCGGCGGCTGGTCTTCGCGGCGCTGGCCTCGCCGCTGGCCTCGCAACGGGTCTCTCGTCGGCCCTATCGAAGCAGCGCACGACCGCCGCGAAGGCAGCCGACGCGGTGCTTCTCTCGCCTGAGTTCCGGCGCCTCGTTATCGACAACGCGGGCAGCCCGTCGGCGCAACAAGCTGCGATTCGTCGCCTCGCCAGCTCGCCGAAGTTCGACGTCTTCGCGCAGGCTGCGGGGCTGCCGCGTGCTATGAGCGACCGCGAGCTCTTCATCCGAAACGCGCTCACCGCAGGCGCGACCGCAGAGCCACAGGAGCAACCGACCCCATGAGCGCCCAATCCGTAACCGAGCCCATCCCGCAGTTCCACAACCGCGACGGGCAGCCGCTCGACGGCGGGTTCATCTACGTGGGTCAAGCGGGCCTCGACGCGCAGGCGAATCAGATTCAGCTCTACCTCGACCCGGCGCTGACGATTCCGTTCGCGCAGCCGGTGCAGACGCTCAACGGCTACCCGTCGAACGGCGGCGCGCCGGTCGCGTTCTACGCCGCGGTGGGCGACTTCTCGATCAAGCTCCTCGACGCGCAGGGGCTCCTCGTCCTCTCGGCGCCGAACGTCACGACGCGCCTCGACGCTTCGAACCTCACGGGCTCGATCTCGTCGGCGCTCGTCTCGTTCCTTCAAGCTGGCGCGGGCGCCGTCGCTCGCACGGTGCAGGACAAGCTTCGCGACACCGTGAGCGTCTTCGACTTCATGACGGCAGCGCAGATCGCTGGCGTGAAAGCGCCGGGCTTCCTCGTCGACGTGACGGTGCCCATCAACGCGGCGATCTCGAGCGGCGCGCGCGAGATCTTCTTTCCGCAGGGCGGCTACGCCATCAGCGCCCCGATCAACATCGGCGCGACGAGCGTCGGCGTCTCCCTCGTCGGCGCGGGGCGTCAGTCGACGGTCATCCGCAACACGGGCGTGGCCACGCCGGCGGTGCGGAGCGTCGGAAACAACATCCTCCGGAACACGTCGATTCGCATCGCCGACATGAGCATCGAGGGACAAGCGGGTACGGGCGATGGCGTCCTGCTCGAATACACCTCGCAGGCGGTGCTCGAACGCCTCGACTGCTACGCGCATGGGCTCAGCGGCATCAAGGTTCAGCGCGGCTCGCACATCGCGGTGAATGACTGCTGGTCGCGCTCGAACACGGGCAACTCGATTGAGATCGCGGCCGAGGCGTTCTTCGTCGACGTGAAGGGCGGCACCTTCGAGACGAGCGCGAACGGCCTCGCCATCGACGGCGGCGGCGGTACGCCTTCGCGGCACATCACGATCACCGGTGCAGCGTTCCGCTCGGCGAACACGCTCAACGCCTACGTCGCCGACGGCGCGACCGACGTGCGCTTCTTCGGCTGCGACTTCACGGCGGCGGGTGGCACGACAAGCGTCCACCTATCGGCCGACGGCTTCGGCGGCGCGACCGTCTCCGGTGTACTCGTCGAGGGCTGCACGTTCGTCGGGAACAACGGAACGACGAGCATCATCGGCGTCTCCGCGCGCGACTGCGAAGACGTGGCGATCGTCGCCTCCGTGCTCGATTGCACGGGCTCGACGGCGTACG